ATAATTTACCAACCATAGAAGTTAATGAACCATTATTTTGTACTGCGGTTGACAATCTAAGTCGTAATGGATTAAAGTATAACGATTCCGACACTAAATTTGTTGAAATATCTTCCGACAAAGATACCATTTATATACAGGATAATGGTAGAGGCATAACCCAAGAAGATTTTAACCACCTATCTAAACCATACGTAAGGAAAGAAGGTCAAAAAGAAAGTGGAACTGGTTTAGGATTGAATATATGTGTTGCAATACTTAAAGAACACGGATTTGAAATCACTTGTGAAAAAAATGAAATTGGAACTAAAATGAAAATCAAATACAAATGAGAAAATTATTATTGGTCTTTTTTATATTGATGTCTTTTGTTGGATATAGTCAGTATCCGATTAAAACGATATTTAAAGGGGATTCTGTGATTATTTTAACGGTAGAACAGTCAGATAAAATTAATTCAATAATTGAAAAAAATTCAAATTCCGTTAAAGAATTAACAAAAAAAAATAAAGAATACGAACAGGAATTAAAGAAGGTTAATCAAGTTCTTATTGAACAAAATTGTTATATTGATAGTTTGTCAAATGTACTTTTAGAGTATCTTAAAAAAGATGATGAACAAAATGTTCTAATTGATAGTGTTTGGAGATGGTCTTTAGGTCCTAGTTTAATTTACACTGAATATCCTGATGATAGTACAGTTTATGTTATGGACCTTTCACATTATTATATGACAACCGATGATTTTGGAATTATAATGGTTAAAATGTCGGATAAAGAGTATAAAAAATATTTAGAATTTACAGAAGTGTATGGGATGAATGACCGAGCTTTTTGGGATTTCAGAAATGAGATAAAGATTAAAAAATTACCGAAGGAAAAACAAGAAGAAAGGAAAGTTTGGAAGTTTAAAGGTGATTGGAATAAAAAAAGGAAAACTGATAAAAAATGAGAGTTATAATTCTATTTACACTAATCTTATTGAGTATTAATTCATATTCACAAGATACTTCAGATTATAGTATTAAACCTAATTGGGTTAACCCTGAAGTTAAAAAAGATAGTATAGTATTAGAATCTTTTGACATTAATGATATTTTCCCTGAAAAAATCATACCTAAATGGATGGACCCTCAACCTGACCCAGAACCTTTAAAGGAGGAATTAACAGAGGAAGACATTAAAATGCTTGAAGGTGATGTTAAATTTATGACTGAACTACCCCAATCATATGAAAATTTACCAAAAGAAAATTTACAAAATATATTAGTTCAAATTGATAATAAGATAGTACAATTGAGACAAGAGTTGGATGTTTTATTAAAGGCCAGAGATGCAAATCAAGAAGTTATAAAAACTAAACAAACTACATTAACTGTTTTAGAAAAAGAAAAGAGTATTATTAATTTAACATTAAATGAAGGTGAGTTAAAAGATAAAAATGGAAACTTAATTGGTCAAAATGACGAATTAAAAATCCAACAGGATAAACTTAAAAGATATCTTTATATTGCGTTATCTGGATTAGCAGTACTTGGATTAGTAATTGCGGTTGTTTTACAAAGAAGAAAAATACAAGTACAAGATGTCGCAATTGAAGAACAACTTGATGAAATTAATAAAAAGAATAGTTACTTGGAACATGCGGCAAGGATTATTCGTCACGACATGCACTCCGGGATTAATACCTATATGCCAAGAGGTATTACATCATTAGAAAAAAGATTAACAACTGACGACATCCAAAGATTAAAAATTGAAGGAGCGTTAAAGATGGTCAAAGAGGGACTTAACCACACCCAAAGAGTTTATAAGAGTGTGTACGAGTTTACTAATTTAGTTAAACAAAATGTTGTATTAAATAAAACTATGGTTGATATTAAAGAGTTAGTTTGGAAATACATATCTCCAAATTCATACAGCTCTCAAGTTGATATTTCCGATTTAGTGCAGATGGAAGTTAATGAAATTTTATTTTGTAACGCTATTGAAAATTTAATTAAAAATGGTTTAACATATAACGATAGTTCTGAAAAGAAAGTTAAAATTTATTTGGAAGAGGATTATATAATTGTTGAAGATAACGGACGAGGGTTCAGTCAAAAACAATTTGAAAAACAACTTAAAAAATATGCATCTAACAAAGAACATTCTGAAGATGAGAAAGGACTTGGACTTAATATTTGTGTTGCTATTTTAGAAGAGCACGGATTTAAACTTACTTGTGAAAAAATTGACACAGGTACTAAAATGAAAATAAAAATAAAAAAAGAAAAAAATGATTGATTCAATTTTATTGGTGGATGACGAAGACCTTTTCCACCTTGTGTTTGAGGATAGCTGTTCATTACTTGACATAACATTGTCATTGAGAAGTTTGAGCAGTGCTGATGAAGCGGCTAAATTATTTGCGGAATGGCAAAAAGACCCCGATGGAAGACCTGAATGTGTGTTTGTTGATTTAAATATTATAGGGTCTTCGTTTGATGGTATTGAACTTATTAGAAAAATTAATTTTGAATATGGAAATCACGTTGTGATTGGAATTATATCATCAAGTAATGAACCTGAAGAACAAGCGAAAGCTGTTCAGGCGGGAGCTCAATTTTGGATTATTAAATCTGATGAAATTGAACCAAGATTGGAGGAATTTAAGAAAGATTACGAGGGGTATAGAAAAAGAACTGCGTCATTTAAAGTATACAAGTAATGGTTTTAGATAAAAGTACAAAGAAACAATTAATTGATTTACTAAAAACCAAAAATATTGGTTTAGAAGGTAATATAGTTAAACTCATCGAATCTGATGGAGATGAGGAGTTTGCTGCGTATTTAAAACAATGTTCTGAAAAAGACATGACGTTGAGAAAAAAACGTTTGGATATTACAAAACAAGTTCAGACACAAAATGCTGAATTAACCAAACTGAATGAACAGAATCAAAAAATGATGGAGGAGTTACAAGATACACTGAAGAATGTTGAAGAATCCAAAATGACATTCGAGGTTCAAAATAGGGAACTCAACGAGTGGAAACAAGAGAATATTAGATTGACTGAAGAACTACAAAATGAAATGTTAAAATCTGAACAAGCAAGAGTTGCGGCTGAAAATGCAAAAAACGAGGCTGAAAACAATTTAGATTTAATACAAAAGAAAACTCAATTTGAGTTGATAAACAATATAGTGAGAGTTGCCTTATATGTAATCATAGGTGTTGGAGGGATTACCACTGGAATCTATGTCTATTCAATGTCAATAGGAATGGATACTGATATTATTGGTTCAACATGGAGTAATATGTTTGGTATTTTATTAACAAATAGTTTCAGTATTGTCGGGACAATACTTGGGGTTAAATATGGTACCTCACCTAATAAAGAAGAAAAATAAAAATAAAAAAATGAGTAGATTTAAAAAAATGTTATTTGGAGAAACACCTTATGTGAAGGTGGAAGATAAAAATCGTTTCTATTATATGTTGCAACAAATGCAAGCTAATAGATGGAAGATTACAGGAATTGTATTATTCTTGTTTTTCTTCATAATTTTTGGCATCAACATGGCGGTAATGTTCAACATTGAAATTGCTGAGAACTGGAAAGAAATGTTATTAATCCTTTTAGGTGCTTTCGTTGGTAACTTGAATAAAGTAGTTGACTATTGGTTTAACTCTGAAGATAGAGACAAAATGTTGATTCAGAAAGTTGATGAGGAAGATGGAAGTAGTTTATCAAGTGTAGTAGAATACCCAACAACTCCAAGACCTCCACAAGAACCAATTATAATCATTAAAAAAGAAGAAGTTGTTTCTGAATCCGAACCAATGGTTTATGAAGAACCACTTCCATATGAGGAACCTTTGGCAGATAATGGATATGAAACTCCACCATCTGAAGAAGAAAATATATAAAAAACAAGAACCCAGTTGAAAAACTGGGTTTTTTGTTGTATGTTTGTGATATGGGAAAAATAGACAAATTGATTTTTATTGTTGGGGTTATATTTTTGATAGTGTTCTGTGGAGGATTAACATTAGTAATTCTAAACGAAAAAAATCATGAAAAACCTAAAAATGAATTAAAAATTCAAAAAAATGTTGACGATACAATCAAACAAGATACAACAATTGTAGAACAAAAGAACATTAAGATTTGGCCAATTAAAGTTGTGAGTGTTGAAAAATCATATGAAAAAAATACTCCTAAATGGCAAGTGGTTGCTGAGAATGGAGTGATGTTCTACACAAATAAGAAACCAAAGGTTGGTGATATTGCGTTTTACATAAACGATAATGACGATATTACGGATAAAGATGGTAGAGTGGAAATTACAAGACGATAATAACTACGTTGGTCAATACAAGAATTATATTCTTCGTGTAGAACAGATGGGTCCACAGAAATGGTGGTGGGCGGTTTACAAAGACAACGAAGATTTATGTTATGATAACGCATTTACAAGAAACGCTGACTATGGAAAAAAACTTGCAGAACAATGTGTCAGAGATGACGAAAGTTAAAATGAGATTCCCAAACGAATCTTGTTTTAATGATTTAACAATTAATATGAACGAGTTTAAACCTGAAAAAGAGTTTAATGATGAAGTGTTTGGGTGGTATAAAAATACTTATGTATCAATTAGTAAGTAGAGAGTATTTATAGACATGAATGATGTCTTAAAAAAATACTGGTCACAAATCCTATTAGGTGTTATTGTAATTGTTATGGGAATTTATGTTGGTGTCCTAATGAATAGGGAACCGATTACTGTAACTATTGAAGACGGAGCAAAGATAAATGCTCTTCGTTCACAGGTTGATAGTTTGAATAAACAAATGATTGACCTGAGAATTGCATACGATAATAAACAAGGTGAAGTTATCACCAAAATCAAATACATTAAGGAACAAAATGCTAAAGAAATTAGTAATCTTGGTAAGCTTAGTACTGCTCAGCTCGATAGTACTTGGGCAAGCTATTAAGCCAAGCAGAATAGTTTTTAACGGAGACACAGGTATATTCTTCAACAAACAACAAGAAATATTGTTGTTAACTATTATCAAAAATGAAAGGGCTAATAAGTTGGAACTTGAGCAAATGTATGTTTATAAGAATAATTGTGATGAACAATTAAAGAAGGAACAGAAGGCAAATGCTGATTTGAATAAGTTATTTACTGAAATGGAATCTGAAGCTAATAGATTAAAGGAAAAGTATAACAACGAACTTATTGAACACGCTAAGACACAGGAGAAACTTAAAATCCAAAAGGATAGAAAGAGAAAGTGGAGAAACGCGGCTATTGGTTCAGGTATTGTTAATTTAGTATTTATTTATTTGATTGCTCGTTAATTCTTAACTATCTTTGTGACGTGAAGAAGTATATCCACGTCAATCAACACAAGATAAGGTCCAATAAAAAGAACAATTCTTTGGACCCAGTCATTACCATTAAAGAGGGTAGAAAAAACACGTATTGTTCTGAGGTTGAAATCTTGGGACCTAGTCGTGTTGTATATGGTGGTAACGATAAAACGTTATTGTCTTGTGGTGCTCGTGTGATTATTGAAACTGAATCTGAAATTAATATAATACGATGAATAGTAAAAATAACAAAACCGATTTGACAGGACTTATAATAATGATTATTGTTTTTACAATTGTATTTCTAACAACTTTATTTGCAGTTTAATATGGCAACACTTGAATCACAATACTGGAATTTCTTGGAAAAGAACCCCGACTCAACTCTTACCTTTGAAGAATGGAAAACAAAGTGGGCTAATGACTTAAAAGAGTCAATTGATAGAATTGGTGAAGATAACTATTCTCCATATTGTCCTGTATGTTCAGGATGTGGTGAAGATGGTTGCTGTAAAGCAACTATGTGTCAGATGAGTCCTGATGGTAGTTACTGTGGGTCATACCTTAAAGATTTGAAGATTGGGTATATGATGGATGAGTGGATGATGGAGAACTTATATGAACAATTCACAGATGAAATGAAAGAAGCTTACGATAAACAATACGATAAAATACTTGATAAATTATGTTCACAGAAATAGAAAAATTGGAGAACAAATTAGAGGACTTTGAAATGGTCCGTTACAGAATGGAAGAGGAAGGTTTCCATTATTGTTTCAAACACTATTCATCTTTTATAGACGTTGATGATGATGAATTTCATAGATTAAGAAAAAAGTATTTGGAAGTGTCTGAAGATTTGGAAAATTATGTTACAAAAAAAATTGAAACTTTAAATGATAGAATTGAAAGATTACGGGATGAGGAGGTGCCAGTACAAAATGACAAACCAACAACTTTTGACCTTTATCAGAAATATAAAGATGAATTCGTAGGTTACGAAGATGTACCAAGTTATGATTGGTTTTTACACGAATTAAGGTTTAACGATAAATTTAGAGAAAAATATGGTAACGGAACGAACTATTGATGAGGTTTATGAGAGATATGCGATAATTGCAGGAATGACTGGACAGGTGGAGAGTTTGACAAAAGAACAATTCATTAATAAAGTTAATACCGATGATGAGTTTGCAAGGAAGTGGGAAATAAAAAAATGAAATAATATGACAACAGTGAAAATTAAAAGTGGTGATTGGGAAGTTGAAGTGTCAACCTCACACGGGTATTCTTATGCGTCTGATATAACCAATTTCTTAACAGCATCAATTGACTCGGCAGTTAAAAACTATGTTGAACCAAAATCAGCGATTAAAAAATCTGACATAGATATTAGAGACAATCAGATTGAGTTACTGAAGGAAGATTTGGAGGTAGTCCATATGTATTTGGATGACCTGTTATTACCAAGAAAAGATGATAATGGTGAAACCTACTCAATCGTTGGGAGAATTCAACAATTTGAAAAAAATATGGTTGAGCAAATTTCAAGTTTGGAGTCAATGTACATTAACGAACAATATCTAATGTATTCTGAAAAACAAGTTGAAAAAATACTTGAAACCCAAAGAGGTAATTGTTATGTTGCAGTGTTAAATAAAACAAGGGACGAGGAACTTGCCGTTGTTGCGGGAAGTTCTCCTGAACCAGGGCATTGGAGAAAAACCAAAATAGACCCTGAAAAGGCAATTAAAGTTGAACCAAAATTACAAAAAGATTATACAATATGAATCAAATGAATAATTTAGAAATAACACCAGTATCCGAAATGGAAGCTGACACCACAAGAGTATGCGAAATCAGATTTGATTGTTTGGTTACAATGCACGATGTGGGATATAAAAAATATGAAGGAATGTGGGGAATGGAAAAACAATCTAGCAAACCCCAATGGTTCAAAGCCAATCATAAAATAACATTAGAAGGTGTTAAACATGCTGACCCATATGAACTTGGAATGAGAATTAAACAAATGTTTCATCAGTTGGAAGATACAATCAATAAGTATGAAAACGGAACAATATGAGTAATACATTAGACAAACAATACACAGACCTACTCCAAACAATTTTGGATTATGGTGTTGAAAAGAAAGACAGGACAGGAACTGGAACCAAATCAATCTTTGGTTATACCATCCGTCATGATATGAAACACGGGTTTCCACTTCTTACAACAAAGAAGATGGCTTGGAAAACAATGGTAACAGAACTACTATGGTTTTTAAGAGGTGATACCAACATCAAATACCTTGTTGATAATGATTGTCATATTTGGGATGGTGATGCCTATAAATCGTATGTTAAGCATTGGGAACCAAACGTTGAATACGTTGATGGTAAAGCTATTCTAACAAAAGAAGAATTCATCAACAAAATCAAAACAGATGATGAGTTTGCTAAGAAGTGGGGTGAATTAGGACCTGTGTATGGTAAGCAATGGAGAAGATGGACTAAGAAGAAAATGTACCTATCCACAGATGGTTCATATGAAAACATTTATGATGAAATGGACCAAACTGTTATTGACCAAATTGCGGGACTAATCTCCGAACTTAAAACAAATCCAGACAGCCGTAGGCTAATGGTTAATGCTTGGAATGTAGGTGAATTAGACCAAATGGTTCTTCCACCTTGTCATTATGGATTTCAAGTTTATACAAGAGAGTTGAGTTTGGAAGAGAGAAAATTGATTGCTAAGGAAATACTACCAATACTAAAAACATTTTTAGGTAATCAAAGTGAAGAGGGTTGGATAGAGCAGTGTGAAAAATTAAACATCCCAACCAGAGCAATCTCTTTAATGTGGAATCAACGAAGTGTAGATACATTCTTAGGTTTACCATTCAACATTGCTAGTTATGGATTACTATTAACAATGATTGCGGATGAAGTTAATATGGTTCCTGATGAATTGATTGGTAACTTGGGTGATACCCATCTTTACCTAAACCATATTGAACAAGCCAAAGAACAGATTGGTAGGGATTTGACTGATGAGGAAAGATATCACATTTGGTTTGATAACAATTATGAAACAGGGATGGAAAGATACTTTGACCCAAACAAACTTCCAAACTTTGATGACCCATATTATAAACCAACACCAAAGAGAACAAGAGAACCTTATCCATTACCAAAAGTATCGGTTAGAGATGGTATCCATTGTTCATCGGTTAATGATGTTATCTTGGAGAACTACCAATCACACCCAGCAATTAAAGCACCTTTATCAAATTAAAAAAATATAAATTATGGAAAACAAAAAATGGACAAGAGAAGACGCAGAACAAAATAAAAATAAACTGCTTGAAGAATTAAAAGAATTACCCACATCACAAGAAAATTTAGAGTGGGTTACAAAAGAGCTCAGTCAACTTATTGATGAAGAAGAGGTTAGACAAACTAAACCCATCAATTAAAGCACCTTTATCAAATTAAAAAAATATAAACAATTAAAAAATAAAAATTATGAAAACACTAATAGTAAAATTACAATTTAAGTTGGCCGGTTGGTTATACAATCAAGGTATTATTGCTCCACAACTTTGGGACCACCTCAATAGTTCACCCTCAAGTTATGTAAAAATTAAAGCACCCAGCAATTAAAGCACCTTTATCAAATTGATTATGAAAACAAAAGTATATTCCGCCTTTCCTGGAGTTGGTAAAACAACCTATTTCAACACAACGGAAAAGAATGTGTTGGATAGTGATAGTTCAAAGTTTGACAAGAAAAACTTTCCGGCAAACTACATTGAACATATTGAAAAGAATATTAAAGACCCAAATGTGGATAAGATTTTAGTATCATCACATAAGGATGTTAGAGATGCTCTTGTTAAAAAAGGAATACCATTTGTTTTGGTATATCCAAACAAAGACATCAAAGATGAATACATCCAAAGATATAAAGACAGAGGTAACAACGATGCGTTTGTTGAGTTGTTGGATAAGAATTGGGATAATTGGATGGGTGAAATGGATAACCAAGAAGGTTGTTATAAAGTTAAGTTAAATTCAGGCCAGTATCTTACTGATGTAATTGATTAATGATGACAATAAAAAACAAATTTAATATAGGAGATGTGGTTTATATCAATTCAGATATTAATCAAACACCTCAGACCATAATCGCAATTACGGTTTATAGTGATGAGTATTATACCTATAAATTGAACTCAAAAGACGATTGCTCGGACTATCGTGATTATGAAATATCCTATGATAAAAATGTGTTGTTAAAAATTGAAAATTATTAAGTTATGATAAAATTTAGAATAGTTGAAGTTATTGAAAATTCAGGGAGTTATGACAGGAAAGGTCATTGGATTATTGAGCAAAAGAATTTGTTTAGCTGGAAAGAAATCTATCAAAATGAAGGTCCTAGATATAAAGGTATAACTCACAATTCTTATGAAGAGGCCGAGCTTTACCTGTTAAACAATTACACAGGACACGGAGTTTGTAGAAAGTATGGAAATGTTTATACTTATAATCCTTACACTTATTATATGTAATTATGAAAGATTTAATAAAGAAAATTTTAAAAGAAGAAACCAAAGAAAAGTTTGACTATGGTTGCGTAATGTTATATTACGATTTCCCAAAGATGGGAGAAATACACGAGTTAATTGACGATAACGATGTTTATTACGAGGAAGGTGATAGAAGTTTCGGATTGGAAGATGAACCTCATACAACACTCTTATTTGGATTACACGATGATGTAACTGAAGATGATGTTAGAAAAGTTTTAAATAGATTTACATATGGTAATTGTAAATTACAAAACGCATCTCTATTTCAAAACCCTGACTATGACGTATTAAAGTTTGATGTATCAGGAGATAACTTACATAAGACAAATGATTTACTTCGTAAGTATCCGCACACCAATAGTTTTCCTGATTACCATCCTCACACAACAATTGGTTACCTTAAACCAAATATGGGTAAGAAGTATGTTGAGAAGTTAAAAGGTTTGAGTTATAATTTGAAACCACAATATGCGGTGTATTCAAAACCAAATGGTGATAAGGTTAAAATGAAAATTAATGTAAAGTAATGACAGAGTTTGAAAAAATATCAAGTAGTTTAGTTATCAGTTTGGCGAATATTGCTTACAAAAATGGTGATATATCTGACATTGGTAATGAAATAGGAATTGCAATTGGTGAACACCTATCAACAGAAGAAGAATTAAATGATTTTATATCTGGATTGAAACACGGAATATCATTAAAGAATGGGACCCACTAAAAAGTATCCTGATAATGTTGTATGGAGTGAGGAGAGGGGTTATTACGCCCATCTTCTCCCATATGCAACAAATGTGGGAGCTCCTGTAATCATTCCTGAAAATGTATCAACTTGGAAGAATGAGAAAATACTTAAAACAAACCATTACTTTCAAAAAAGATACGATGAAATAAAGGAAGAATATAAGAAGTTGGTTGATGAGTTTGAGTGGAATAGAATGGTTTATTCTGCTAACTATAACTTTCAACCAATTGTTGGTGAAAGATATTATTTGTACCGTAGAAATAATGGAGAATATTTCTTATCATTAATAAAACCAACTGAGTGGAAACAAGAATTCATTGGTGAGTTTGAAATGGATTCAGATAATAAGTGGAAAAAAATAAATTAAAATGGCGGTATATAACGAGAATATAGAATTATTTAAGTGTTATGTGAGAGCATCGCACTTGACAAAAAAAGAAGAAGATAATGAAGTATATCATAAAGCTTATGCTTTTGCAATACAATCAGTTGCCGGTAAGATATTAACATTTCACGTAATGACTGATTATGGAATGTTAAGGTCAAGAGTCCCAATCTCAGAGATATTCATGGAAATACCTAAAAAAGATATTCCATTCCACTATAAACAACTTTGGGATTGTTTTTCTGAAAATGTTACGGTAATAACTTATGATTATCTTTATGAGAAAAGATGTGAGGTTGTTTTAAAAGATGGTACAAAAGTTTGGGCAACTTATCTAATGACCGTAGATTGGTATAGAAATCCGTATTCGGATGAACCATCTGATTATAAGTGTGGACATATATTAATTGCTGATGACGGATATCTAATGTGTCAACCAAACAATCGGATTTATTGGAAAGATTCAAATTGGGTGACAAAGAAATTTCCCACAGACCCTAAGAATTTTAAAGTTGATACTCACATTGAGTCGGTAGAGGCTCAATCAGATAGATGGGTATCGGAAGATTCTAATTCATTCTATTACGAAATTAAAAAAATAAATTAATATGGAAAACAATAATTGGGAAGTTAAGTTCATTACAGGTGAAATCACAAAGAGTTTGGAGTATTGGGAAAAACAGAAAAATGAAAGTATGTCTTTATATAAAGTTGGAATTGGACCAAAAACAATTTCAATGGATGAAAGAATGACAATCTTACCTGTTACGTTAAATGGTAAAAGAATAAAGATTACAATAACGGAGGAATGAAAGGTATAATTCTTGCAGGAGGTTCGGGTACAAGATTACACCCACTTACATTATCTGTAACAAAACAGTTGTTACCGGTATATGACAAACCGATGATTTATTACCCATTGTGTACATTAATGTCATTTGGTATTAATGAAATTCTTATTATCTCAACACCGCAAGACAAATCATTATTCCAAAACTTGTTAGGTGATGGTTCTGAATGGGGTATTAAATTGTTTTATGAGATTCAGGACAAACCTGAAGGACTTGCGCAGGCATTTATGATTGGTGAAAAATTCATCGATGATGATTCAGTATGTTTAATATTGGGTGACAACATATTTTATGGTATTGATACTGAGAACGTTAAGGAACAAGTACAAGATTTAAAAGGTGGATTGGTATTTGGTTATCAAGTTAATGACCCTGAGCGTTATGGAGTATTATCTTTTAATAAGAAAGGTGAGGTAACAGGAATCCAAGAGAAACCAAAGAAACCTAAGTCAAACTATGCGGTACCAGGATTATACTTCTTTGATAATTCTGTGGTTAAGGTTGCGTACAATGTTAAACCATCTGAACGAGGTGAGCTTGAAATCACCGATGTCATCCAACATTATTTGGATTGGAATTTACTTAAAGTGCATAAGTTACCAAGAGGAGTTGCTTGGCTTGATACGGGAACATTTGAGTCATTAAATCAGGCGGGACAATATGTTGAGACCATCCAAGAAAGACAAGGACTAATGGTTGGTTGTATTGAAGAAATTGCGTACAATAACAATTGGATTGATGATGCTCAAGTTAATACTTTATCTGAAAGATACTCCAAAAATAGTTACGGGAAATACTTGAAAAAGATAATATCTAATATTGAATAAACTAAGGTTATTACTATACTTTACATATGAAAATTTTTGGTTTTGATATAGGTAATCATGAAGTTAACTCTTACGTAAAGTCAGTGTGGACTGACGAGTCAATGCAAGCTAATAGCTATAGACATTTGGGGTTTTTCACCTCACGTCATTTGAGTAGTATCTTCCGTAGTAAAAAGAAAGACGGAAAGAAAATGAAATCAACCACATATAGTTTTGGAGTTGATTTATTATGGGTTAGATATTGGATTGCATTTAACATTGCTAAAGAGTACACCTACCAACCAACACCAAAGAAAAAAAACAAAACTAAAAAATACGATTTTGACATTTATAGTGACGAATATGAATAACGAAGAATTGGTTGAAGAATTGTTGTGGAACGCCCACAAGAAAGGTATTGGAAACGAGGTACTTGATAAAGCAAAGGACATTCATACTACAATGCGTTTGCCTTGGGTGGATAGTGTCCAAAAAGCATATATTGACTTAGATGTGGATAATTACGAAATGGATTAATAAAACATATGATATACAAATTAGAATACATTTGGTTAGACGGGTACACACCTGAACCAAACATTAGAAGTAAAACTAAAATCTACGTAACAGAAGACGCAAAACCAAATTTAGAGGACCTACCAATTTGGAGTTTTGATGGGTCATCAACTAAGCAAGCTGAGGGTAATTACTCTGACTGTATGTTAAAACCTGTAAAGATGATTCAGGACCCACAAAGAAAAAATGCTTGGATAGTCCTTTGTGAGGTATTAAACTCTGACTTGACTCCACATCCATCAAACCACAGAGCGACAGTTAAAGACGACCCAAATATGTGGGTTGGATTTGAACAGGAGTATTTTATTTATGATGGTGAGTTACCTCTTGGACATACAAAAGGTTTAATGAAACCACAAGGTGAATATTATTGTGGTATTGGAAGTCAAAATGTTTCAGGTAGAAATATTGTTGAACACCACTTGGATGTTTGTCTATCGGCAGGACTTAACGTAACAGGAATTAACGCTGAAGTAGCTCTTGGACAATGGGAATTTCAAGTAATGGGTAAAGGTACATTAGATTCTTGTGACCAACTTATTTTATGTCGTTTTTTATTGGACAGATTATCAGAAACTTACGGTGCAAGAATTGAACTTCACCCAAAACCATTACATGGAGATTGGAATGGTTCAGGATTACACACAAACTTCTCAACCAAATATATGAGAGAAGTTGGAGGTAAACCTTACTTTGAAATGTTGTTCTTTGCGATGGAACAAAATCATTCAAAGCATATTGAAAACTACGGTTCAGATAACCGAATGAGATTAACTGGTAAACACGAGACACAATCTATTGATAAATTCAGTTGGGGTGTTAGTGATAGAGGAGCATCAATAAGAGTTCCACAAACAACTGAGAAGAATAATTGGAAAGGTTACATTGAAGACAGACGGCCAGCATCAAATGCAAATCCATATTTGATTATGAAATCAATTTCGGAAACGGTTAATATGGTTGAAATGAATTTTAAAATGGTGAATGTTTAATGGAGTTAATTACAACTTACATATGTAAAAAAGGTGACATTGGAGTCCACGACAATATGTTCGGAGGGGTTCTAATGTCCCTTATTGATGACTCAGCGGCATCATACGCTGCTCAGATATGCGACACACCAAGAATAGTTACAATTAAGATTGATGAGTTGTTATTTAAGAGTCCTGTAAAAGTTGGTAGTCTACTTAAAGTATATGGTAGAGTTGAGAAATTCGGGACCACATCTATTAAGTTATATGTTGAAGTACGTAAACATAATGTACATACTGGTAAACAAGAAGCGGTTACTCAAACATTCATAACATTTGTGAGAATTGATGGTGATGGTAAAGCAATACCAATTCACGAACACGTTAAAGTTAGATATTACGATAGAATTAAAAAATTCGGTAAGGGTCTCCTATCATTAGAGGAGAAAGAAAAAAATGATTAGTGAGTTAAAACCTCAAGACATTTTATATTTAAAACACATTAAGGATAAAGTATTAGTTAAATACAACCTACCAACATCGTGTGTGTCTATTGAATTTATGGACGATGAGTTTTTTAAACTTATATTTCCTATGAAAGAATTTCCTTTTGAAGTTTATTTCCATCGGTATGAGATAATTGACGAATTGTATGAAGAACTTAAACGTTTAACAGAAATGTTCTCAACAAAACGACTACATTTTATGAAAGTATATGTAGATTATCGACCAAAAAGTAAAAATTTATTGTTTTGTATATAATTATTAATAAAGAATTATTATGGGTTTAAACATTGATGAATTAAAAACAGGTGATGTATTACATTGTCGTGGTAAAAAACTAATCAGTAAAATTATTAGATGGGCGACAAAATCAAACATTAACCATACCGCATTATTCATTTGGTTATGGGGTGAACCATACATAATTGATGCTCAGAACAACGGAGTTAATGTAAAACCATTTGAAGCTTGGGTAAATGAATATCATTATGATTTTATTGTAATGAGAAAACCAAAGGCAATTGCTGAAAAGAAAATCGCCACTAAGGCAATGAGTAAAGTTGGTTTAACTGCTTATGATTTTGAAGGTCTTATTCTTAAACAACCTATAGAATTATTAACTGGGAAATGGAATAAAAAACCATCAAACCATGAACAAGATAAAATGTATTGTTCTGAATTTGTATCTTGGGTTTACGGATTAGACGAATCGTACAGAATGTCACCAAAGGACTTTTTAGATTATTGCAAAGAAAACAATTGGGACGAGATTTATAATACAGGTATTAATAATTAATAATCTTACCATTTGGGTCTCGGTAGTCAATTCTAAAATCTATATACATGTATTCAGTATTGGTTAAAAACTTATCATCCCAGACATAAGCTAATACATCGTTGTAAATTCGATGAGTGTAATCCATATAGTAATCACTTTCAATTACACTTTGTAACACATCTTCTAAGTCATTTTCAGATACAATTGATTCAGAATTATACTCAGGGTCTAAAAATTGTATTTTAATATCGATAAGATTACCATCACCATCAGTTCTAATTCCATTAAAAGTTGATTCTGTTTCCGATAGTAGACCCTCAAAACTAAATTCATTAACTTTGAAAACTAAATTAGAAAGTGATTCTTTATCTTTTTCATTTAGATATAACTTACCTTTTACTGTGTTATCAAAATAGAATTTTATATGTTGCTTCAAATTCCAATATGTTGATGGACCAGGACCTATTTCACTTGGTATAAATTCAGTAAAAAAAGTAACTTTTTCATTGAAAAATTCCTCAACCACATATGCATTATAGGATATATCTTTTGGGTTTGAAATATATAAATTAATCTCACTTTTATCCTCATTATATTCTGACATATAAGTTAATGGTGATATATCAACACGACCATCACCAATTAGAGAGTATAATTTTTTAATCAACCTTGAATACTTATTCATATTAATTATAAATATAGTATTTATTAATAATGATACAAGATAACGATAAGTTAAAAAAAGTCATCGACAGAGTTATTAAAACTTATTATGGTGATAGAGTTCATGTTTATAAATCTCATTATTACGATTATGATGACGAATTTTTCGAATATGAACTTCATTATAAAGTTATTCCTAATTGTAAAATAAAGGACCAAGTGGTTAAAAAAAATCATAAATTTTGTGATGTTTCGGTTAACATTGTTAAATTCACAATTGATGGGGAAAAACATTATCATAGAGATGATATACCTGAGAGTAGTTGGGATGATTTTGAAGACGATACGGTTAAGTTTTTAGTTGATAATTTCCCAAGTGTTGACTTCGTACCTGAAATTCGTTCAGAGAATCTGAATAAGTAATCATTAATACTATTGAAACTTTATCATTAGTAATGTATAATTAACACATGAACGTTATTATGCTCGGAGGAACAGGAACCCTTGGCTCCGAATTTAAAAAAATATCTAATTTTATATTATCAGGTCGAGATATAGACATTGTAAATGAAAATGAATTATACTCTAAATTAGATACTATTAGACCTGACATTATACTATTAGCTGCGGCTGAAACTAACTCTGTTAATATTGACGGTAATCCAATACCAGCGATTGAAACAAATATTAAAGGTGCTGTAAATGTAACCAAATATTGTATTGAAAGAGATATTAGGTTAGTTTATATATCGTCCGATTACGTTTATGATTTTAATTCGGACAGTCATCAAGAGGATGAGGCGTTAAAACCATTTAATTTATATGCTTGGACTAAACTGGGTGGTGAGTGTGCAGTAAGAGCTCACAAGAATTCATTAATTATTAGAACTTCTTTCGGAGCATCTGAATACCCCTACGAATTTGCCTATACAAATAGATTTGTTAGTAAGGACTATGTTGATGTAATTGCTCCTATGATTAAAGATTTAACTTTGTCTGATGAAGTTGGGATAATTAATGTTGGAACAGGAGAAAAAACTTTATATGAATTGGCCAAACAAAGAAACCCAAGTGTTAAAGGATTTACACAAGAAGAAGGTCAAATATTTGTAATGGACACAACAAAATTAAGAAAATTTTATAATAAGAAATGATTGAATATGCGGACGTAATTGTGGACCTCCAAGCTGGAGACACAGGGAAGGGAAAGGTATGTAATACTTTAAGTCAAATACCAAATGAATATACACACGTTGTTAGATACAATGGAGGTGGAAATGCTGGTCATACCATATATAAAAAAGGTAAAAAGATGGTCACACATTTCATTCCTTCAGGTATTATAAATGGTGTTAAATCAATCATCGGACCAGGCTGTGTTGTAAATCCAATTTCATTGTTCCATGAAATACAACAACTCGAAGCTAATGGTATTGAAGTAATGGGTAATTTGTTTATTGACAAACGAGTTCACATTATTACTGGTGAACACACTACTGAAGATTCTAAAGACCAAGAAATTGGAACAACAAAAACAGGCAATGGACCCGCATACAGAGACAAGTATTTTAGGAAAGGATTAAGGGTTGAAAATACTTCATTACTTGAACAATATATGTGTGACATATATGAAGAGTTTCATGGTAAAGATGAGGTTAAGATTTTATTTGAAGGCGCTCAAGGATTTGAATTGGATATTGATTGGGGTGATTATCCTTATGTTACTTCATCACACTGTACGGTTGGAAGTGCGGTTCTTAACGGGGTTCCACCGCAAAGAATCAGAAAAGTATATGGTGTATGTAAAGCTTACAACACTTATGTTGGAGCTAAACAATTTGAAGTACCAAGTACCATTTTTGAAAAAATTAGGGAAGTTGGGAACGAATATGGGTCAACTACTGGTAGACCAAGACAAATCGGATGGACAAACTTGGAAGATTTAATAAAGGCTTCAAATATTAATGGTGTTACACATCTTGTGGTTAATAAAGTAGACGTACTCGAAAAAGTTGGGACATTTAAATTAATATATAAAAATGAGATAATTAATTTTGTTGATAAACAATTCTTCAAAATATTTTTTGAGAACACAATCAAGAAAAATTGTCCAACAATTAGAGAAATAATCTTTTCTGAAAGTGCTGAGACGATATGAGAGGAATTATCGCTGTAAATAATTTAGGGTATATTGGGGTTAATAACGAACTTTTATGGAAATCCCAACAGGATATGTCACATTTTGTTAAGATGACGTTAAATCAAAGATTATTGGTTGGGCATAATACATCTTTAAATCTACCAAAACTTAAAAATAGGGAAGTAATTGTTGATGGTAGAGATGAAGAAGTAACCAACGTCGATTGGTGTATCGGTGGAAAAAAGACATATGAGAAATATGCAAAGTACTTTACAGAATTACATATCTCACACATTGATAATAATGATATTGGAGATATTATGTTTCCTGACTTGAGAGATTTAAGTAAAGAGTGTAAGATTTTTAATTACTACTTTAAATAACAATTACGTTAACGTCCATATATTGCCATTCTCTATTTATAAAAGAAGAGTATTCATGTAAAGTATCCTCAAAACAAGGCCATATGGGGTTCTCAAAGATATACGGGTCATCATATCTAATGTCATAAACTAACCGAGTCATTTCTTCCTTATCATCCATTATGTAGTGTTTACCTGTAATTAGGTTATCTACAAAAATACTCTTACATAATAATGATATGTCTAATTTGAATGTTTCACCATCATCCCAGTATAAATCAAAGTTGTCATCAACGATGTATTTAATCTCTAATGTGTAAATAATGTTGTTCTTATCTCTGAATTTAACGTAAACAAACTCACTATTTAAACATCTTTTCAATCTATTCTCAATTGATTTTGGAATATAAAATTCATTTCTTTGGAAATCATCAAACACAAATGAAAGTTCAAGTTGGTTAAAACTCATTTCTGTATTTGCGTATGTGTTAACTACTTCTAATTGTTGGGTGAACAAATCATGTAGAGAGTTGTAAGAAAACGGAACATTTTTAGTGTTATGAATTTTAATTAGTGGAACCTGAACATCGATACCACCAATTCTTTTTTGGTCAGTATATTCAGTCATTGAAAAAGTAATCCCATCAATATTAATCTTATTAATATATTTTGATAATACTTTTTTAAATCTGTCAAATCTTTGTTCGGTCATCCAATATAAATGTTCTTTCATCCAATATAAATATGTTTTAAATTAAAAACCCTTCAATTAAGAAGGGTTTTTTATTGTTACAGACCGTACACCTCTCGGTATTTGACCCCCAAAAGTTCCTTAGCTTTGTTAATTGCTTGTTCCTTTGTATGGAGTCCTTTTTCTACGATTTTTTTAGAGTGGTAAACGATATAATCAGTTGATATTACTTCACCGATTGCCCATTTATTTTTACTCTCTTTTGCTGGTTTTAGATTGTCTTTAGCGTAGACATCATAAAATCCTACCTTACAAACGTAACGGCCTTTTGCTGAACTTTTTCCCATAGTTGTTTATATTTTTAAATGTTGATACAAAAGTAATGATAAAAATTTAGTAAACCAAGTTTTAGGTTATTTTTTTTACTAAGGTATTTATTAACATATGAGTGATAATCTTAGAGATAGAATATTGAAGAAGATTGAAAAATTCGGACTGAAGGTAACATTAGATATGACTGGAATGTCCTACGGAAAGTTATTTAGTATAGGTATAGGACCTGAATATTTTACCCGAAAGATTAAACAGGAATTCATCCAAAATTACTTCAAAGATTTAGGTTATGGTGTTGGTTTACCTGAAATAGATGTTGACCCTATTTTTTATAGTCAGAATGAAAATGAATATAGGGAGATATTTTATCTCGGAGCATCAAACGTAAGTGTTATAGTTTGGGATAAAGAAAGTTGGGATACTGAAGGTGAATATTTTGTTTCGTATCATAATTTAAGTGACGATATGATTGATGAGATTTTTGATATTGTTGCACAACTTTACGACAATAATATTGAAATATAAAAGAAACGGGCTTAGGGCCGCTGTAGTTTCGGCTACATAAACCCCATTGAATTCGCTACTCGGTGGGGTTTTTTAATTATATTTGTATTTATAGAATAATGAAAGATATTATCTTAAAAGTACTGAAGGAACAAACTGAGGAACCTCAGATAAGTTCGGCTGAGAAAGCTAAAAGGATTGCTGATAAACTCGGTATTGAGAATGCTTTTGAAATGTTCGGAGGACCTAAAAGATATATTGATATTGTATATGGTGGGGACATTAAAGAGTTTTACAAAAATGAAAATATAGAACCCTATAGAATTAAAGAAGGTGATGTGGTTAATATGTATTTTGATGATACTCTTGTACAATATTTAAATTTGGAAGATTTTGGTAAAGACGAAAAAAAATTAGGTAAGTTTAAATTCGGTAGGAAAAATGACTTTCAATATTCTTTTGATGCTAGGTTACGAAAAGTTAATTACGCAAACGGAAAAGTTGTTTGGAAAGTCGTTGGAATGAGCGGAAGTCATGGGTTTGGATATTCGGGTATATCAAAAAGAGAAACATTAGCAAAAACATATAGAATGCAAATATTCCAACAGATAATTGACAAGTATAATTTAAATGATTATAAATGAAAGACATTATAAGACAAATATTGAAAGAAGAGACTGAGGAACTTGGTGAAAGAACCAAACTTGAGAAGTTAATTGCCAAACAATTTGGTAAACCTAATTTTGAAGGTGTATTGTTGGAACCTGATAACTTTTATGGTGTGATTGTAGATATTTATGATGATGATTATGGTAAACGGTGTCATATAACTACATTGATGAAAAAACCATTCAAAAAAGAAGATTCTGATATGTTACATAATCTGCTCAGACATGGTAGAGAAAGAGTTAGAAGTATGTTTTCAGATTACTTCAATTCAGGAATTACGGGCTCGGTATCAACCATTGAATCTTACAAAGACCATAAATGGTTTTATGATGAAAGAAAAACAAAATGATTTTAAACTCAAAAATATTAAATAAGTTAGTTAATTCGGATTACATCAAAAAGGTATACCCAATGATTGACCGCATTGAGACAAAGGTTGATTGGGACAAGGATGAAACTTTACCTTTTTATGACATTTATTTATACATATATGTGAACGACCCTGATATGGTTGACATTCCTACTATGTATGAGAGAGGATTGGACCCACATTATTTAATTGACAAGTATGTGGGTTATTTACTTCAATACATAAACATATCTACAAGAGATATTAGTCAAATATATGTCTCAGTTATGGGTACTGATGGTGAAACTATTTATGGATAGTATGGAAGATATAGATAAAAACGCTAAAAGATTAGGAAAGATACTGAACAAACGACTATCAAAAAAATTTGATTGGTTTGACCATATTGAATTAAATGCGGTTGGTTTCAGTGACCAAATAAAATCATTTAGTCCAGTCGGTTATATATATGTTGATAGCGATTGGTTAGGAAACCAATGGAGAAAGTATAATTATTCACGACCAATAGAATACGAATATTTAACACTTGGTGATATTATAGGTGTTGATGATAGTAATGAGATACAAGAAATTTTTAAAACTTCTTGGGACATGTTGGGAGTTCAAAACCATGTAAAAAGAATGTCTTTTTCTTGGTTGGAGGTTAAACCTGTCGATATGGAAAAAGACATGATAGAAGAATCAATTAAAAGAATACTCAAAGAAGAAACCAAGAAGGATAAATTGGTTTACAGATATATTACCTCATTAATTCAACCACAAGGTAAATTTAAACAGGAATATAATCGCGAAGCTTATAGATTTGACATTACTGGTAATAATGATAATTTAATTGCAACCATATTCTTCAACAAAAGAAGAGAGGTTATGGAAGTTATGATTGATGAAAGTATATGGGAAGCGGTGTCTGAAATGTTCTCAATGGAAACTTGGGATGAAGTAAATGATAGTTTAGTTAAATGGTTTCAAGATAATTACGATGGATTGGAAAATTTAGAAGAGGTTACCACATTTGATAATGCTGAATACGCTTACTAATATGAATATAAGAAAAACAATTAAGAGAGTTTTAAAAGAGGACAAGCAAGAGCGACTTTTACGTAAGTACATTGAACAACATGGTATTTATAACACCTATAAAATGTGGGGTATATCTTTTACAAAATTGGTTCAAATTGCTAATATACCAATCAACGGTATGATTGCTAACGATGTATTGATGGAGAATTTGGAGAATGGTAATTTAACTGACACCTACAAAGGATTTAAGATACAATCAACTTTGGATGGTGTTGTTTATTGGGATGGAGAATTAAAGACAGGGGAATTTCTCCCTAATTATACTGAAGTTATTACAGCAATGGCGACACCATTTTGGGATGGGGTTGATTATACACCTGTTGAGATTGATTGGTTTACTTTGGAGGATAGAAGTAGAAAAATTGACAAACAGGCAGTTGTTGAAATTGAAGGTGGTGGAAATTATTACAAAGCGTTAAAAGACAAAACAAGATTTGATAGTGTTGAAGAGTTGTTAAGTTGGTATGATGAAGTTTATTTACCAGGTGTTTATGACATAATTATGAATGAACTATTACCTAAAGTACAACAAGATATCCAAGATAAAATGGATGAAGATATGATATTTTAATATGAATCTACAAGAAACAATCAAAAGGGTTTTAAGAGAAGATAGGGAACAAAAGATGATTCCCTTAATTAAAACATCTATTAGACCAATAATGAAGAGTTATGATAGGATTTGCGGTGTTGATATATTAACTCCTTCAGAAAATGCTGACAGATATTATTTTTTAAGTCAACGAATGATACCATATAGAGTTTTGGTTTACATTGTTGGAGGTGTTGATAGTAAATACTGGCCGAGAACTCAAGCGGTATACGAAAAAGAAATGGATATTATTGATGAGATGCATAATACCATCAGAGCTTTTTTACCAATTAATGTTGAAGTTAAAATTGAATACGTAAAATCTTGTGAAGAGTACAAAAATATGACGGATAAGAAAGATACTTTAAATGAATCTAAAAGTAATTTGTACCCAATCATGAGACGAACTAATTTAATTGATGATGAGGTCAAAAAGTTACTTAACAGTGTTTATATTGGTCAGTATCTGTGTATTAATTATAGAGGTGGAAACGAACTAATAACTGTTATATCACATACGGTTATTGAGAATTTATACTTCAATACATTCTATGAATTAGACGATGAGTCAGAACAATGGCAAGACATCGCTCAATTTATATTTGAATATGTACCTGAAAAGTTTGGTAAAGAAATAAGAAAACATTATGAAAGAAATTGTGACTAACAATCACATACTTAAATAAGTATCTCCAAACAAACCGCTAAGTGATTTAACATCCCAAATGTCAATATTTATACCTATTTCTTTACTGACCCAATCTCTTATTAATATTTCGGCATCATCTTCATCGATTGAAAAAAATGATTCTATTTCGGTGGTTAAATCTTTATTAATTATTAATTTACCCCTCATATATTTCATTATAGCCCATAAATCATCAGGTGAATAAAGAAAACAAATTTCTTTATCTTTCTTAACTTTTAGAAAGTTTTGGTTATCCAAATACTTGAATACCATTTTATCTCGTTGTGATTCTGTGATTAGGTATTTCATATAGAATAAATATTAAACGGATTCAGAGTCAGAATAAAAATAATTGATATCAAAATCAACTTTGGATTTGACCCACTCACCTATAATATCTAATGATTCCCTCAACTCAAAACTGAAAAATGATGATACCTGTTCAAGTAAATCTGAACTTATAAAACAATCGTTATGACGACGATGTGCGGAGATTAAAACATTAGAATAATCACCACTTCTCCAAGCTTCTTCTGATGTCCAAAATATATAATCACCTTTGTGCTCAATCATATATAAATCAAGTAAGTTCAAATACTTGAATACCACTTTATCTCGTTGTGATTCTGTAATTAGATATTTCATATTAAACCATTTGTGCACTTTTAACATCCATTATATTTGCGTCAGGGAAGTATGAGTTGTAGATATCTTGTAAAATATATTTTCCGTGAACTGCCCATAAAGGATGAGGTAACATTTCCTCAAACATTTTATCTAATATACGACTATAATAAATTTCACCATTATTACTAACCTTGTCTGAATATCTGTATGGTATAAATAAAATTAATATTTCACCATCTGAACCTCTTAACGCAATTTTATGGTCCTCATCTTCACTATATGATTTAATCATATTAGAAATAAAAGGAATTATTTTACTACTTAATTTTGGATACTGATGTTCATATTCCCTATCTCTCCAAGTTCTTTCAATTTTTTCAGAGATTAATTTATATTGTGATTCAGTAATAATATACTTCATATGATTATAAATACAAGTATATTTATAATAGTATGAACTTACAAGAAACCATAAGAAGAATATTAAGACAAGAGGTTAACGAAGCCAATTTAAGACCAAATGAGAGTACTAATAGATTAATCAATAATTGGTTAACCAAACTTTTCTCAGGGTCCAAGATGTATCATCAAAAATCATATGAAACTAGACACGATTTCTATTGGTGTAATAAGGGGAAGCAAATTGCAAATGTTATTCTATTTTTTAATGAAGATAATAGTGTTTATCCCGATAAACGACCCACAAGCGAAAGAGATTTTTATGAAGGTAATTTATCAATCCCAAAAAGTATTATTGATGATTTGATTACATATGTTCCAATAAGAAAACACTATTTGAAACATAGGATAATTGAGTGGTTTGAAGAGAATATTTTCCCGGAGGTAATTGAAAAAATGGGTAGGGATGATATAGAAATAGATGGGATTAGTGAATATCCTGAAAATGTTGAAGTATGTGTTCCACCTGTTGAAAAACCTGAAGGAATTACGCAAGAAGAAATGATTGACCTTATTCTTAAAACAACATTATTTAAAAGGAACGAGTTATTAAAATACGAGGAAGACAGTCCTGGTTATATTGAGAGAGTATACTTAGGAAAACTTCAAAATGCAGAGATAGAAAGGTTAAGAGGAGGTGTTAACGAATCAGAACTGACAGAAAAGTGTTGGCCAGGTTATACTCAAAAAGGAATGAAGACAATGTTTGGTAAGAGATACCCTAATTGTGTTAAAAAGAAAAAGAAATGAATCCATTTTTTAGACGAAGAGTTAATATAGAAAAGGTAAGAGAATTTCTTAAAATTAATGCTGAGCAGGTATACTATGAAACTGAAAGTTATAGCCAATTTAAATACGAATTAACTTTAAGAGTGGTTGAGGCGATTATGTGGAATGAATATGAACTTGGGTGGGAAAATTTACCTGAAGAGGAAGAAATTGAATTTGTAACTGAAGTTTCCAATATACTTGAAAAAGATATTAAAACTTTATTCAACCAACATAAAAAAAAGATGAACCTACAAGAAAACATATCAACACAATTAAAAAGAAGAACTCATTTAGTTGATATGGTGATAGATAATTTATTACCAAATATGTATCCGTGCGACTATAATTCTTCTGACCATTTTGTGGAAGGTGTATTAGATGAAATTAGATGGTTTTTAGTTGATGTGGAAGAATTACAAGGTATTGAAAGAATGGATATTGAGAATTACATTCTTGATTACAAATACGATGAATTAACTGAATACTTCAATGAAAGGTGTGTTGTTTTAAAAAATGATAACCTACAAGAAACCATAAGAAGAATATTAAGGGAAGAGACCAAATTATCTGATTACATTAGAAGAAGGGTGACCGCTAATGACCTTGAAAGGTTGGTCAGGGATGTTAAAATTTCTATAAGTGGGGGGAAGGATAAAAGTGACGCCTTATATGACGCAATTCAAAATTTTATTTCGTCAAACAGAGAACGATTCAAAGATTATAAATGGTCCATCAATCACCTCCCATCATTAATTAGATATATCAATTCAAAATTGGACGAGGAACCATTAAATGAGTCAATATTAAGGGAAGAGTCCAAACCTATCCCAATGATTAGACGTAGAGTCCCTAACAATGATTTAGAGAGGGAGTTTAGTGAATCTTTAGATATGTCATCAAATATGTTACGTAATACAAATAAAGATGATGGTAGTATTATGAGTTTAAATAGGTTTATAGATGTAACAATTTCAATTTTAATGGATGGGATTCATTACGAACTATATAGTACAATGCCAGAAGATTCACAATGGTATGATGATGCTATGGGAAGTTTAAAAGATTACTATAAAGATAGAATTAAAAGTAGATATAAAAAATTAGTGTCAAATACATAAGATGAGCTTACAAGAATCCATAAGAAGAATATTAAGGGAAGACCATCAATTTGTTAGAAAACACATTAGTGATACAAATCCACATACTGGTGCAAGAAATGCCTTTATGGGGATACCGTCTTTAAGTGGGTATGATTGGGATTTAATACCTAAACTCATTTATCCTGATGATAAAAAAATAAATAAAGAAATGTTATATCCCGCATCTAAAAGAGATGTAAAAAGATATATGAAACAGTACATCCAAGGTAGTGAATTTCCTGCGATAGTTTTAATAGATAATGGTAAAGAATATTCTATTGTGGATGGTCAACATAGATTATCCGCAGCCATAAAATTAGGGGTACCAATATATGCGTATGTAGGAACAGAAAAACCAAAATTACAAGAATCCATAAGAAGAATATTAAGGGAGGATACTGAAATGTTGAATTTTATATTTGACTCAAAAACAAACAAAGTAATAGGGTTTAATTTGGTATACGGTAGTGAAGAATTTAATAATATTCTGTATGATGAAAATGGTAGAAGTAGGGGTTATGGATTTGGTCCACAAAAAGATAATTTTAATAATCCAATAAAGTTTGATTCATTAGAGGACGCACAAAAATGGTATTCAGATAGAGCTGAAAAACATTTACAAAAACAAACACAAAACCAAGAATATTCAGATTTAAGTTATATTGCTTATAATATAAGAAAAATTGATGATTTGGATTACCAAGTAATCAATAGAGGTAGTTGTTTTAAATTCGCAAAAGAAATATCAAAACTGGGGTATAATAAATTTACTTTCATATTTTCGGAAGAAGAACAAGAAGTAATTCACGTATATGTTAAATTAACAAACAACTTATATTTTGACGCAAATGGTTTTCATACAAAAAAAGAAATTAAAAACCAATATTATGTTGGTGAAGATACAGAAATGTACGATTCTGGTATAGATGAATTAGGTAATTTTAGTGATTTAGATACCTATGAATGTTTAACAACAATACCTATTCCAAATAATGTGTGGAAAAAAGTTATTCAAGTAATTAAAAAATCTAAAATGAACCTACAAGAAAACATAAGAATAATATTAAGGGAAGAATCCGAGGGACGCAAATTAAAATTTGTTAAGCAAATTATTCATGTTTTATATGATGAGATTTCATTTATAGAACAATCAACTTATAATGATAAACCTTTACTTAAAATTTATTTTGATTCTGATGATACTGCGGCAAACATTGAGTCGTGGTTTGATACAAAAATATCAAGAGATATTGATAAATGGACTTCAGGAAATATTGTTGTTTGTCCTACTTGGATGGCTGAATGGGATGTGAGGAAAAAAAATGCTGATGTTTTTATAGAAACTGAACTTTTAAAATATGATAATTTGGGAAATGTAATTAATGAATCAGTATTGAGGGAAGAAAAAGAACTACCTACTTACTTTAGGAGAAGGATAGATATGGAAACTCTTGAACAGATATATCAATATGTTTTAAAGGTGGTTTCAAAAAGATATACAGATAAGAAAAAACAATTAAATGCAATGACACCATATAAATTTAATCATCTTGTTACATCAAATTTAATTGAAGAAGTATCTGAAAACTTTGAATTAATTTTGGATGACGATGGTGAGAGATTTAATCAACTATGGGATTTTTTAAATGACCGTTATTCAAAAAGAAATATAAAACACTTCTACGACATAAGATAGAAGTTATTAATCAAATTAACTAATGTGGGCACTTCTTACTCTTGTTACTTTATCTTTATACTGAGGGAATTGTTGTTCAAAAGCATCAGACATGGCATACTTAATATGTTTCATCCAAATAGGGTGGGGAAATAAACCACTATATACATCATCAAGTTCCCTATCATAATATAACTCACCACTTTTTTTATTAAATGAAAATAATATCTTATCATCAGTATCTGAAATAACAAGTTCATTATTGTTTTCACCGTATGAATCAAAAATACTCATCACAAAACCAACCAGCATATCTTTTATTTGATTATACTGAGTCTCATCTTCCATATCCATCCAATGTCTCTCAACTTCATTCAGTAAGTCAATTTGTGATTCTTTAATTATGTATTTCATATTATTATAAATATGTTATTTGGGTATTATCAACCTTTTCTGGCCTTTACCTCTTGAATATTGGGTGTGTGTGACCTTCATTTGGAGGGTATTATCAACCCATCTGCCGATAACTTCTTTAGAATCATAAGGTTGTAAAGAAAAGAAAGAAGAAATTTCTCTAATTAAATTAATATTAATAAAACACCAGCCATCATCTTTATCAAGTCTTATTTGAGCATATTCATCACCTTCCGAATTGACAAAATATATCTTATTACCTTTATTAATCCGAATAAAATCCTGACTGTTCAAATACCAAAATACAACATTATTTATTTGTGATTCTTTGATTATGTATTTCATATTATAATTCAGATACTACATTAATGGTTATGTCTTCTTCTTTATATGGGGAAAACCCTGTTTTAGGGTCAAGGCCTGATGTTTTAACACCTAAGTAGGAAAGTATAATCTTTCTTATTTCAAATTCAAAATTCCTTTCTTTAAGATACTTAGAATCGCGGTGTTGTGTATTACTAATATATGAATCATCAATTTCTTCAAAATACACATTAATCAATGTCTGAGGAAATCCATTATCATTAATTTCATTAACCTCAATACCTTTTGGTTCGTATAAGGCTTCAATTAATTTAACAATAGATATAACTAATGGGTTCATATATGATAATAAATATAATTAATTTGGTATATTTAAAACGTTTTAATATATTTGCACTATGAAAAAAGGAGCATCCCCTGCACAAATCTTTGAGATAATTGGAAAATTATTGGAAGAGGGTCATAACATCAATTCCGGCCAATTAAAAAAGGTTGTCAGGGGGAGATATAATGAGATATATTCCCAAAGTTCCAAAGATACCATTGTTGCCAATTTGCGGGAGGATGCCATGGTTAAATTCCAGCAACATAGGTTTATAGTTAAATTACCTCAGGATAATAATAAAGTTGATTTAATGGCGGTAAAGATTGAGGATGGGGTTGTTAGTATTAGGGTGTCTCAGCAAA